AGGTGATACAAATGAGCGAAAACTCCATTATTATGATGTTCTTTGTGCATGGAGGTTATTATGCACAACTTAATTTCTTACAATCAATTGGCTGCTTGGACTAGTTTAGAAAAAACCATAGATGAGTTTATTGATGAACACGAATTAATGAATTCCTATTTTGAATGTATGACAGAATGTGACGATGATTCGCAAACGTGTAAGAGGATATGTAGATCGATGTTAACTCATTCCTAATACAAATGGAGGGTTGATTCCCTCCTTTTTTTATGATATAATTGGAACAAATATTTTAAAGACATGGGCTTAAAAATTAATTTTTATTGTGATGAAAAATACCGTAATACAGTTCCAGAACCTGTTGCATCTGCGAAATGTTATCCAAAATGGTTTTCAGAATTACCTTTAAATAATAGAAAATTTAAATATCAAACAAACCCAGAAAATCAATATGAATTAATTAATGATTTTAATAAAGTCAATATTAAAAAGTGTTTGGGAATTCAAGAATTTTTAAGCACTGGATATATTATTCCTTCTTGGTGTGACTTTATTTTTAGAGAAGAAGAGAATGGTGGATTATATATTAATTGGATGGAAGATTATTTTGGCGAAACTTCATATGAATCTCATGCAGATGAACAATTTTCAAATATGCCAAATAAACCCATCTATGGACACTTTGGAAAAATATATACGCCTTGGATAATTAAAACTGATCCTGGGGTTTCTTGTTTGATTACACATCCATGGTGGCATAGAAATAAATCATTTACTTCATCCACAGGAATTGTTCATAGTGATGTTTCGCCTTTTAAAATTCCATGGTTTTTCGAGTGGAATTATAAAATTGAAACAAAAATGAATGTGGAAAACATTAATACAGAAAAACAGGTTGTTCCAAAAGGTGAACCACTTATGTTAATTATACCCTTCTATAGGAAAACTTTTTCATCAAAAATTAATTATATTTCTGAAGAAAAAATCAATAACCTGAATTCATCACAATTACATTTAACACATGATTCAACTCTTAGTCAGTGTCCATATAAAAATTTCAGAAAAACCCTTGGAAAATTATTTCAATAATTACTATGGATAAAGATAAACTTAAACTAATTATTCGCAATCTTGAGTTGCTTGTCGATTCTCTGAAATCTGAAGTATATTCCGATACTCAAAGTTACATGGAATACGATAAGATTACAGCAGCTCTTTCAGATTATGATGAGATCTTTGAAGACGATGATGGATACCCTGATTGAGGAAATTTAATGACAGTTAAACTTATTAGCATTACACCAGATGCAGAAAAAACAATGGCATATGTTGCTAGAGTTAGCAACCCTGCGAATCAAGACAACGAAAACTATACCAAGTTGCTTGCTTATTGCATTAAGCATAATCATTGGTCTGTTTTTGAACAGAGTTTTATGACTCTTGAGATTGAAACAAACCGTGGTATTGCAGCTCAGATACTTCGACATAGAAGTTTTACCTATCAAGAATTTTCGCAGCGGTATGCAGATTCTTCACTGATTTCTGAGTATATTCCTGTTCCTGATCTTCGTCGTCAAGATACCAAGAACCGCCAGAACTCGATTGATGATATTCCTGAGTACGAAAAATTGACATTGCAGAGTAAGATTCAGGATCATTTTGCACACTCTATGCGCCTCTACAAGGAACTTCTAGATCACGGTGTCGCTAAGGAGTGTGCTCGCTTTGTGCTGCCTCTGGCGACCCCTACGCGCATCTATATGAGCGGTTCCTGTCGTTCTTGGATTCACTACATTAATCTTCGTTCGGCTAACGGAACCCAGAAAGAGCATATGGATATTGCTCTGGAATGTAAAAAGGTATTTACTGAACAGTTTCCTTCAGTTGCAGAAGCCCTAGAATGGGTCTAAATAAATCTACACATTATCATAATTATGCCAACGTATCCAGTTAAGAATTTGAAAACAGGTGAAACTCAAGAACTTGTAATGTCAGTGAACGCTTACGAGCAATGGAGAAAAGACAACCCAGACTGGGACAAAGATTGGTCTCAGGGTTGTGCTGGAGTAGGAGAAGTGGGTGAATGGGCAGATAAACTCATTCAAAAGAACCCAGGGTGGAATGATGTGTTAAGAAAGGCATCCAAAATGCCTGGTGCAAAAGTTAAACCATTTAGTTAAGTATGCCAAGGAAAAAATCAGCAGGTATTAGTACCAGTCCAGTTCCTTTTGGAATGAGCAACAGAATGATGAAAAGAAAGAAGCCCATTAATTTGGACTTCATGAAAGCAATTGATCCACTGACAGACAATCAGGAGACATTGTTTGATGCATATGAAAGTGGAAAAAATATTGTTGCTTATGGCGCAGCAGGAACGGGTAAAACTTTCATTACTCTCTACAATGCACTTCAAGATGTCTTAGACGAAAAATCTCCTTACGACAAGATTTATATCGTTAGGTCTCTTGTCGCTACTCGGGAAATTGGTTTTCTTCCTGGCGATCATGAAGACAAGTCCTCACTTTATCAGATTCCTTACAAGAACATGGTGAAATACATGTTCCAAATGCCAACGGATTCTGATTTTGAAATGCTTTATGGCAATCTGAAAGCACAAGGAACAATTTCTTTCTGGAGCACCTCATTCATCCGTGGTACAACTCTTGATAATGCTGTGATTATTGTGGATGAGTTTCAAAACTTGAACTTTCACGAGCTTGATTCAATCATCACTCGTGTTGGTGAGAACACTAAGATTATGTTCTGTGGTGATGCAACTCAGTCTGATCTCATCAAAACAAATGAGAAAAATGGCATCATTGACTTCATGAGAATTCTTCGTAACATGCCATCGTTTGAAATTATTGAGTTTGGTATTCCCGATATTGTTCGCTCAGGTCTCTGTAAGGAATACATCATTGCCAAAACTGAATTAGGATTGTAATGTTTAATCATGTAGAACTTAATCTTTCTAACATAGAAAGAGAGACAATCGATGGAGTTCGGTATTATAAAGTTCCTGATGAAGAGGATCTTTTAAAACTGGTCTCCATTACATCAGTCATCAGTCATTTCAACAAAGAAATCTTTACGAAATGGCGTAAAAAAGTCGGTGATGCAGAAGCAGATAAGATTACACGGCAAGCTACAAGTCGTGGTACAGACATGCATACTCTGGTTGAAAACTATTTGTATAATAAGGATCTTCCAGAGGTTCAACCACTGTCAGAATTATTATTCAAGATTTCTAAACCAGAGTTAAAACGTATAAATAATATCCATGCACTAGAAGGTCCTCTTTATAGCAAATACTTGGGAATTGCTGGGACTGTTGATTGCATTGCAGAACATGATGGTGAGTTAGCAATAATTGACTTTAAAACATCAAAAAAACCAAAACCAAGAGAATGGATTGATCACTATTTTGTGCAGTGTTGTGCTTATGCATGTATGCTTCATGAATTGACAGGTTTATCCGTCAAAAAGTTCGTGATTATTATGGCATGTGAGAACGGTGAATGCGTTGTTTATGAGGAAAGAGATAAACAGAAGTATCTTCGTCTACTTACTCAATATATCAAGAAATTTGTAAACGATAAACTTCAAGAACTCACTTGACTTATTCATCTTTAACGATTATAATGACGTGAGTGTTTATAGGTGCAAAGTTGTACGTAACAGTCCTAGGTCAAATGGAAAATGAATTAGAAAAAGCACTTGAAAACAAGTTTTTCTGCCCTTCTAAGTTTGCAATTGAGATTGAGAATCTTGTTAGGTATAATCCTGACATGAATTACATCGATGCAATCATTCATTTCTGTGAACTCAATAGTATTGATCTAGAATCCGTGCCAAAGTTAATCTCCAAACCGTTAAAGGAGAAACTAAAGTACGAAGCAATGGAACTTAACTTCTTAAGAAAGACCAGCCGAGCAAAATTGGTCTTTTAATCCATTTTTGGTGAAAGAAAAATTCCGGTAAAAAAGCACTTATTAACATTTTTTGGGTAAACATTTACTCCATATAAATAATATTTTAAAACATAAACTACAATGGACGATTTTAGTTGGTTAGTAGGAATTTTTGAGGGAGAAGGGTGGGTAGGTCTTAAAAAAAGAACAACCAACAATAAAGTTTATTACTATCCACATATGTCTATTAGCATGTCTGATGAAGATGTTATTAAAAAACTAGCATCAATTCTGCAACATGAAAAATATAGAACATTTATTCCATCTGGAAAAAATGTGAAGGGTAAAGAATACAAAACTCAATATAGATTATCAATATGTGGTCCAAAAGCAATGTATATTGCTGAAAAAATGGAACCATATTTGTCAAAAAGAAGACAAGAACAGATTCAAAATGTTCGTCAAAATCAATCTCGTAAGACAAGTTATTCTTCAGAAAAATATACACCTGTTCCCAAAAAAACAAAAACATATAATTTATCATTTTAAAAAATTTTTACCGTGCTTTGAAATGATGCCCTTTGACACCTATAAAACTTATCTTGCTCTGAAAAATCATTTTACGCAACCAAATTATGATTACCAGAAGTATTGTGGCAAGATCAAAGCGAATCTTCAGTCGTTCTACAAAAGGAAAGATCGCTTTTGGTTTGAGAAACTATCCCGCAATAAGACTGATAAAGAAATTCAGGAGTTCTTTGTTAGTAATTTTGTTATGGCTTCTGATCCTTCTAATTTGTGGATTGGAAATATTATACGGGAAGGTGATCGAACTTATACAGACTGGCAGAGAAAGATTCAGTCGCTAAGTTACATCTTCAAAGAGGAATCTGAAAAACTATTTTCAGAACATAAATTTGAGGATGTCTTTAACTGCTCAAAAGGACATCCTCCAGTATTAAAAAGTTTTCTGAGTGGTAAAATCAGTATTGAAACTTTGGTGATTTATGATAGAATATTCATGTTCGGGAATAAATTTGATAAAAAACTGCTAGACCCAGTGTGGGAAACCGTCAGTTTAAAAATTAAAAAATATAGCCCATTTATTCAAATAGACATTTTTAAATACAAAAAAATCCTCAAGGAAATAATTTTATAGTCAATTTGGGGCGGCAAAGTCGGGTAGGGGTATTTGACTTGCGTAAGTCCCCATTTTATAATATAAATATTATTACCCCTACTAAAAGAATATGAACTTCAGTTGTAAACCTTTAAATGAATTATTTTGCATTGATGGTCCAGAATACATGGATGTAGATGATACTCCAATATATGCTAATACTGGATGGGGAAAGAGAGGCTGGAATCATACAGATGAGGCAAAAAACGCAATTTCTATAGCAAATACAAAATATTCTCCAGAAGAAAAAATACAAAAATGGAAAGAAAGTAGAGATAAAAGTAGAGATAAAAGATTAGAACAGCAAAGAAAATGGAGAGAAGAAAATAGAGAAAAGAAAAAAGAAATTGATCGGTTGTACCGACAAAATAATAAAGAAAAAATACAAAAATATAGAATTGAAAATAAAGAAAAAATCAAACAAATAAGTAAAAAATATTATGAAAAAAAGAAAAATAAATATGAAAGTACTTAGTATTTTGAAAGAAGTTATTGTAGGAGAAAAATGAGTTTCTTTGATTCTGAAGTTGTCCGTGCTGAGATGACTGAGATTTCCGAATTGCAAGAGGAAATCTATCATAATGTCTTCAATTTTTATAGAATGAATAAGGAAGACAAGATGCATCATGTAAATCTTCTGCAGAAACTTCTTGAAAAACAAAAGGTTCTTTACACCCGTCTAAGTCTTTCAGATGATCCTGAAGCTAAAAAGATGAAGAAAAGAATCAATGAATCTGCAATGATGATGGGACTGCCTCCCGATGTTGACATCAACATTATTTTCAACAATATGACCAAATTGATTGATGTGATGAAGGAGCAGATTGACAAAACAGGTTCAGACCTGTAGAATAACGAAGTACACAAAGGCCAAATCCAATTCATACGAGGTACAAATGTCTTTTGCTAATCTTAAAAAGCAATCTAAACTTGGTTCGCTCACCGAAAAACTGGTGAAAGAAGTTGAGAAAATGAGCACTGGTTCTGGTGGTGCAGATGAACGTTTCTGGAAACCAGAAATGGACAAGACCGGTGTTGGTTCTGCAGTCATTCGCTTCCTTCCTGCTCCAGAAGGTGAAGAACTTCCTTGGGTTAAAATGTATTCCCATGCTTTCCAAGGCCCTGGTGGTTGGTACATTGAGAACTCTCTGACTACTCTGGGTCAGAAGGATCCTGTGTCTGAGCACAATCGTGAACTGTGGAACAGCGGTAGCGAGAAAGATAAGGAAACGGTTCGTAAACAGAAGCGTAAACTGAACTACTACAGCAACATCTACGTTGTGAAGGATCCTGCCAATCCTCAGAACGAAGGTAAAGTTTTCCTGTTCAAGTTTGGCAAGAAGATCTTCGATAAGATTCTGAACGCAATGCAACCAGAATTTGAAGATGAAGAACCGATCAATCCCTTTGACTTCTGGGGTGGTGCCAACTTCCGCCTGAAGATTCGTAAGGTTGAAGGTTATTGGAACTATGATAAGTCGGAGTTTGATTCTGCTTCTCCTCTGATGGACGATGATGATGCTCTGGAAGCTCTTTGGAAGAAAGAGTATTCGCTGTCGGCAATCGTTGCTGCTGATCAGTTCAAGTCCTATGATGAACTTGAGAAGCGTCTGAAGTATGTTCTAGGTCAGAAGACTTCTCCTCGTGCTGCTGTTGCTGCTGAGGAAGAAGAGTATGAGTCCTATGTTCAACCTGTGACCCAGGAAACTAAAGTTATGGAAGAACTGGAAGAGTCTTATCGTAAGAGTAAGGCTGCTCCTTCTCTGCCGAATCTTTCGACTTCAGATGATGATGATGAAGATGACGCTATGAAATACTTCCAAAAACTGGTGGATGATTGATCACTCGTAGAGTCTGATATTATCTCCTTGTTTTAAGGTGGAGTTCACATACTGATCTCCACCTTTTTTGTATTTCATTAGACTATCAAGGTCATTGAAGAATACATTTAGATACGCTGGTTTTAAGACAAAGATGTGTCTCTTATCATCTTGAATTTTTTCTTCATATTGATAATTTGTAATTTCATCAGTAATATTTGTTCTTGTTACTTCTGTTTCAGCGATAGAATCGTAATAAGTAACAGAATAATTTTGATCAACTTCTAATCCTTGTGGAACAATTATGATGCCATTGCTGTCTTTGATTTCTTGAGTTTCGTAGTGATGAGTGTCATATAAATTTTCATAAGAACCATACTTGTCGATCAAATAAGTATCAAAAGCAACTTGACTCATAGGCCATTCTGTTTGAATATTCAGAATATTATTTGAAAGCAATACCACCCAATCTAATGTTGAGTCATTGTAAAGTTCATAAGCAACATTATCTGGACGATCATCTCCAACAATGTCATATTTTGTGAAAAAGGTTAGATCTCCAAATATATCTTCTCTGAGTTTTCCTCGTTTAAAAAGATTTTTGACAGTTGAGTAGTTTGAGATCTGTTTTTCATCAGCACTTCTGCTGACATAATCAAAATTAGGAACTTGACGGAAGTATGGTTTCGACATCTTAGTATCCTATATCGTTATATTTGGTATCGGAATAATCTGTATTATAAATTGGAATAATTTCTTGGAATGTGAGAGATAAATTATAAGCGACCATTGTTGTACGATCATCATTATAAGTCATATATGATCCAAGAGGTGTATAATCAACATTAAATGCTTGTAAAGCACATGGTTTTATTTGTCCGATTGATGCGTGCAAACTCGAAGTTCCTTTTTGATATTCAATACCAAAAATGTAAGGTGCTTTTAAAAATATATCATTGTTTCTCTGAACTGCCATATTTTTTTTGAAAAATCTTATTATCTTTTTAACGCTTTCCGATTCCTTTTTACTTCTAGGAGATAATTTAAATTGGAACTGGAATGGTCTTAAAGTTGGACCTCTAAAAAGAAGTTCTAAATTGGGATTAAGAACGTTACCTGTTGCCCTTGAAAGAAGTCCTTGAGTTCCTGTTGCCATTTCTGCAAGAGCTAATTTTCCTGCATTTGTAAGTTGACCAAAAATGCCACCCTTATTTGCATAAATTTCATTCATAGCTTTTGCTAATGCCGTTTCAACAGCATTGCCACCTTCATTCATTATGTTGACTGACAAATTTGCAAAATATTTTTGTATTGCATTTAATTCTGCGCCGCCCCATTCAACACCATTAGTATCAGATATTCCTGCTTGGATTGGTAAATATACGTATGGTTCTCCAGGAACTGGTGTATAATCTGACTTCTTACTAGATGGTTCTTTTAATATATCTAAATTAGAAAAGTTGGGAAGTTCTCCAAGAGATTGTTTTGGATATTGTAGTGCAACAAATTTAATTCTATCTTGATCATCTGCCATATCACGAGGATACACCAAATATGACTCATCCTTAAGACCTTTAGCAGGACGATTAGAAGGTGCTATTGGTTGAGATGTCTGATCTGGTGGGACAATAGCTACGTTATTAGGCATCTATTTTTTCTAATTATTTAGTGACGAATTTGGCATATTTTAAAGAACGAAGATATCCAATTTCACTTTGACCAATGACATGCAGTTTTCCTATAATTTCTTCCCATGTATAATTTCTTACTTGCCCCCAATGAAAATTAATACCTTTGAAACCCCATCGTTCTACAGCAGTTACGGCAACTAATGGGTGTTCATCATAGGTAATACCTGTTGTTTTTGGTATGTATATAAAGGTATAATATTTGCCTGCATCTGGAACTAATTCAGAGTCACGAAATATTTCAAGAATATTGATCATGATTGTTTCTGCATCTTCAGAACCATCTAATTTTTTCTGCAGTTCTGCAACTTTTGTTGATGCCATTACTTGATTCCAAGTTCTTCTTCTGTTATAATCTTGAACTCAATTAAATGATCTTTACAAAATTCTTCTGCAGCCTTCCACTTTGCTTGATTGGTTGCAAATGTATAAACCTCATTCACATAAGATTTTGTAGTTCTCGATCTGGGTTTTGGTGGTTCAGTTTGCTTTTTGGGTTTGATTTCTATAATATACTTCTTGATTTGTCCGTTGCTTTCCTTTACTTTGATGATAAAGTCTGGAAAATAAGTTCTAACTTTTTTACGCACAGGATCATAGTATTTGATACGAATTTCTTCAGATCCCCAAGCGATTATATTTTCATTTAGATCACACCAACGACAGAAAATTCTTTCCCAACTACTTCTACAAATTATATTGTTGGGATCACCTTGATACTTTTGAGGATAGGATGGTTTATAAATGCTCTTAAGACTTTCTGCCATTATCCATATACATAATATATCCGGTAAAGTATTTATAAATGGCAACCGTAGATCCAAAAGTTGGCATTTCAATGAGTGAAATTAAAAGCAAGTTGTTAAAACCTGCTTTAACATCCCATTATATTTGTGATTTTCAACCACCAATAAGTGGTTTTTTAGATCAACATTTGCAAATTAATTCTCAAGATTCTAAACAAAGATTTGATAAATTGTCATTGGCTTGCGTTGAAGCATCTTTACCTGGATCATCTTTGATGACAAATGAAATTAATGATGATCATACTGGAGTTACTGAAAGACAGGCTTATCGTAGACAGTATGATGATCGTGCAGATTTTACTTTTTATGTCGGTAACGAAGATTACTATGTAATTAGATTATTTGAATCTTGGATTGCATATGCAGTAAATGAGCAATATGGAGATCAACCTGGAGCAAATAATTATCACTATCGAGTAAACTTTCCTGATGATTATTGCACTGGTGGTCAAAATGGAGGATCTTTATCGATCACAAAATTTGAAAGAGATTATGCCAAAACTGGAAGGTTATTGACTTATAATTTTGTGAGAGCATTTCCAACTAGCATTAATTCAATGCCAGTTTCTTATGATTCTTCAGAACTTTTAAAATTTACTGTATCCTTTTCCTACAATCGTTATTGGATAGAATCCAAACAAATAAATCCTCAGTCTTTACCAGAAAATCAAGAAGTGGTAGGAACAATTCCTGAAGGTGCTGTTTATAATGATTTCTTAAATGCAAATAGAACAAAAAGTGGTTCTCCAGTCGGTAATCCTGCATTGGATCAATTTGGTGTCCAATTACCACAAGGAACCAAAACTGAACTGGGTATAACTGGAGCGGTTATTGGCGCATAAGCACTAAATAATCACACTGAACTTTATAGGATATTATGCCTTTACCAAAGATCTCAACACCAACATATGAGTTGGAATTGCCATCAACTGGAAAAACAATTCAATACAGACCTTTTCTTGTAAGAGAAGAAAAACTTCTAGTTTTGGCACTCGAAAGCGAAGATACAAAACAAATCACAACAGCCATCAAAGCAGTTATCAAAAACTGTATTGAGACAAAAAATATTAAAGTAGAAACTCTTCCTACATTTGATATTGAATATTTGTTCCTGAATATTCGTGGCAAATCAGTTGGTGAAGAAATTGAACTGAATATTATTTGTCCTGATGATGAAGAAACTTCTGTTTCTGTAAAAATTAATGTTGATGAAATTCAGGTTCAAAAAAATCCAAAGCATACCAATAAAATCAAAGTTGATGATTCAATTATGATGGAAATGAAGTATCCATCATTAGATCAATTCATTAAGACCAATTTTGATTTGTCGGGCGATAATGCAATGGACCAATCATTTGATTTGATTGCATCCTGCATTGATAAAATTTATACTGAAGATGAAGTGTGGTCAACTGCTGATGTGACTAAGAAAGAGTTAACTGAATTCTTAGAACAGATGAATACATCACAATTTAAGCAAATTGAAAACTTCTTCGAGACCATGCCTAAACTTAGTCATACGGTCAAAGTTAAAAATCCAAAAACCGAAGTAGAAAGTGAAGTTGTTCTTGAAGGGTTATCATCTTTTTTCGCATAGGAATGGTCCATATGGACCTAGAAAGTTATTATCAACTTAATTTTTCGTTAATGCAGTATCATAAATATTCATTAACAGAGATTGAAAATATGATTCCTTGGGAAAGAGACATTTACGTTGCTCTTCTTAAGAATCATTTAGAGGAAGAGGAACTCAAACAGCGACAGACTAATGGCTGATAACCCTAACAACAAAAGAATATCAGCCCTTAGTTTAGTAGGTAAGGATAGATACGATCAATATTTGCAAGAATTATCGGCAGAAGGAACGATTGCGGGAGAACAATTAACTCCTTCTGAAAGAAAAGAAGCATTTAAGAAAAGAACAAATAAAGTTCAGTTCAAAACTTTTGTAGAAAAAGTATTGCAAAAAAAGGCAATCGCTACTGCAAAAGTCAAACCAATAAAAATTAATATTCTTCCTGGAACAAAAGATCGCGGTGGCGCTCTTGCAAAAATTGTTCCTCAACAAGAAGTTAAAAAACCATCACTTGGAATTTTAAAAGTATTAAACTCAATTTTTGAGACTTTAAAGAATAGACTGAAGTTTGACAAAAAGACAGAAGAAGATAAAAGAAAAGATGAAGAAAAAGAGAAAAGAAGTAAAAAGGAAGACGCTCTTGAAGGAGTAAAAAAAGTTGGCAAAAAGATAATTGATAAAGTTATTGAACCATTTAAAGGCATTTTTGATCGTATTTGGAAATTTATAACTTTTACTTTACTTGGTAGAGCATTTACTCAACTTATGAATTGGTTGGGCGATCCTAAGAATGCTCAGAAAGTTCAGGTTCTTGGTAGGTTTTTAAAAGATTGGTGGCCTGCTTTACTTGGTTTATACTTTATGCCTTTCAAAGGGTTTATATTCAAAACTCTTGGGCAAATTGCATGGTTTAGTGCAAGATTTGCAGCTCAAAAATTAATTTTTACTCCAGCAGGAGCGTTTGCTGGATTAGCGGCTCTTGCAAATGAAGTAACGGGACAAAGAAAGGCAGCTGCAGTCCAAACAGAAAGCAAAGCAAAAGCACAGACCGGCAAGGGATTAGGAGTTCGTGGAACAGACACGATGATTGATAAATCTCCTAGCGTTGGAGATTTGGGACCAACAACTCCATATGGATTATTACAAGGTGTTTCATCTGGAGGCTTTATCAATCCGAACACTGGAATCAAAATTTCTGGAGCAGGTCCGGATACTCAATTGACTGCGCTACAACCAGGTGAAATCGTAATGAATCGTGCCGCAGTAAAAGGGATTGGTGCAAAAAAATTGCTTGCATTAAACTCAATGTTTGGTGGATCAAATGCCAATCAACCAAGATTTGCAGATAATATTCAATTTGCTCAAGGTGGAGGTCTTATTGGCAGAAAACCAATGGGATTGCGAGGTGCTGATTTGATGAGAATAATGCATGGAACTGGAGAAGGTATTCCAGAATTAATTCGTCAAAGTGGGTTTAAAGGACAAACTGGTATGCTTGGAAAAGGAGTATATGGAAGTATTAAAGGATGGGTTGCTGATACTTATAGAGGTGCTGGAAACTGGAAAGGTATACTTCCTGGTCAGGGCCCAAGACTTAATATGTTGGTTCCTCAAGCAGCAAGAACTTTTAGAGGTGCTACAGTTGTATCAGAACGACAAGCAAATAGAGGATTGAGAATTGCTGAGGGAATTTTATCTGGAAAATATACTGGCGCTAAAGCGAGATCATTAATGCCATTGTTAATGAGAGAAACCCCAACAATGGCACAAGCATTTGGAAAAGGTTTGATGAAACTTGGGGGAAGGGCAATGGGATTATTAAATGCGCCTGTAATTGGAGATATGTTTGATCCTCAACCTGCAGGAGGTTCTCTTGAAGAAGCATATAAAAAAGGTTATTACAAGGGTCCAATGCCCACACCTCCAAGCAAGGGAAGATCTCGCATTATTAATCTTCCACCAATTACACAAACTGGAGCTGCTGCTGGAATGGCTGCAGGTTCTGGAACTCAAGTCCCTGCATTTTCTGCAGTATCTCCAAGTGGCAGTTCAGATCGAGCAATGAATGCAAGCATTTACGGGATAGTTTGATAAATGGCTATCAATCCACAAAAACTTTTACCACCATCAAAATTAACGACTGCCGAAAGAATGGCAGCGTCTTATGATAAAAGAGTGGATGATGTTCTTAATTTTCAGGTCAAAGAAAAACTTATTAATGTTGATAAGTTTTTAAAAAATGAAAACAAAGAGAAAAAAAGAAAAGCAATAAAAGGAAAACTTACGACGACAAAAAAGAAAAGAGAAAAAAAAGAGGAAAGTTTAGAAACGCCAAAAGGAATTAAGGGAGCAGAAAAACTAAAGTCTTTATTTCCAAAAACTGGAATACTTGATGCGGTTCAAAGATTTGCAACATATACATTTTTAGGGTATCTTTTAACTAAATTTCAAGGAGATACTCCAAAACTTTTAGGTATTTTAAAACAAACAGTTCCTGTCTTAAATGTCGCGGAAAAAATTGTAGGTGGTATTTTTGAAGGTGTTGTTGGTTTTGTTGATGCAGGATATAAAGCTTATGATCAAATGCGTTCCTTGTCCAAAGATCTTGGGGGAGATAAAGCACAAAAAACATTTGATCAATTTGGAGAAAACTTCAATCGATTTTTAAATGCTGTTTTAACATTCGGTTTATCTGAACTTGGAAGAGGAAATCAAAAACCACCTGAGAAAAAATCTGTTGGAGGAATGGTTCGTGGTTATGCAAATGGAGGACGAGAAACAAGAGGTGGTAAGATTGTTGGTGGAGCAATTGGAAGAACTTTAAAACAAGAACGAAAACTTCAAATACCAAAGAAAGTTCAACCAGAAAAAACAAATCCTGGTAAAGATGTTGGTGGCAAATTAAAGATTCAAAAATTATTTCCAGATCCAAAACCAACTACTGGCAAGAGACAACCAAATCCTTATAAAGCTTTAACTGGGGTTTCCGATTCTTTAGATAAAGGTGGTTGGATTGGCGCTCTGATGGCTGCTGGTGTTAAGATTGCACTGGGACAAAAAGTAGATAGTAAGAGAATTGCAACATCTGTTGCAAGTGGAGTTGGTTCCTTATCTCAAGCAAATATTCAACAGGGACGAGGATTAAATCTTATAAGCAGTTCAATTTTAGGATTTGCTGATGGTGGAATGGTTCTATCAACTGAACAAAATACTAAAATTGTAGGCAATCTTCTTGCAACATTAATTCAAAGTCGAGTTAATGATGCATTAAAAAATGTAACTGATGAACTTATCAAAATTGATGAGGATAAACAACCATCAGGAGATTCTGGAGCTCCAAGTAAAGGGGCACCAAGCACGGGAGGAGGTCGTCGTGGCGGCGGAGGCCCAGCAGTTTCAAGTCCTGGTTCTGATCCATTGACACCAATGAGTGGTGCTACGTTAACAGGACTTAGTAATGAAGATTACAAATATCTTGCATATGGTATAAGTGGAGAAGCAGGTCCTGGCGATGATATGTATGCTGTAGCTGCATCAATTTTGAATCGAGTTGCTGAAGGAAGAGGATCTGTTAAAAAAGTTGTGCTATCACCAGGTCAATATGAAGCTATTACAAAAGGAACTGCAGGATTTTCTCCAGACATTGAAAAACATTTACAGTCTCCAGAAGGACAAGCAAAAATTGCAGCAGCATTGTATCGACTTCAGGGAAGAACAGACTTCAAAGGACAAACCATGTTGGGAAACCGAGTTTCCACCGAAGACCCAATGGTTGATGCAAGAGGAAATTTCTATCATTATTCATGGCAGTCGGGACCAGGATCTTCACCACCAAGAGGTTGGTCTCAACCAAGATGGAAAAAGTTTATCAAAAAAGCAGGTGTAAAAAAAGTAGGTGCTAAAAAAGTTGGCGAAAAGAAAGTTGGTAGTGGCATACCATTTATTCCTCCATTCATGTATTCTCCAAAAGAAGCGGAGAATCCAGCAAAACTTAAAACTCCAAAACCACAAAAAGTTTCTTCCATTTACAGATATCCTTCTTATGATTCTGGTGGTACAACAGTTGCAATTCAACCAATTATTTTTGAAAAACCAGTTCCAGTTCCTTCAGGAGGAAGTTCAACAATAGCATTTCCAATTCCTATGAGTGTAAATAATAATATGGCAAGTTTGGGTAGAGCATAATATGGCAGCAAATATTCAAGCCCAAGGCGGCGAAGGTCAAATTAATCTATTTGAGATAGTATCTCACTATACCAAAAAACCCACGGATATATCCAATGGTATTATTGAATTCACTTATCATGAAAGTGTTTTAGATCATACAATTCGTGCCACAGCAACATTAACTGATACTGGATACAGAAGAAACGCAGAAGGATCTACAGTTCTTGAAAGTGGTGATGTAAATCTAAACACTGGCGAATTTGTAAACATAAAGTTCACTGATGGTTATGGGACTCAATTATATTTTGATGTAGAAAATAATAATCAATTGAGAGTTTTGGAAACACGAAACATTGATGAAAGCACTAATAAGATTGTTTATACAATTGACATGACATCGACAGAATATCATGATAATGATAATCTGGAAAGTGTTGTTACAAAAAGATATGATGGAAAAATTACTGATAGTGTAAAGAGTATACTGCAAAGCACACTTAAGACAAAGAAATCAATTAGTGTTGACTCGGCATTAAATGATTTTAGTTTCACTGGAAAAAGTCAAAAACCATTTTATCTTTGCACTTGGTTAGCGAAAAGATGTGTTCCTGATATTCAAGGAGCAAAGGGAAATCTTGCAGGATACTTCTTCTATGAAACTGCAGAAGGATTTCAATTTAAATCCATTGATAAGTTATTTCAACAACAACCAAAGAGAAAACTTATATTTAACAACTTGATTGGAAAAATACCACCAGGATATAATGGAAAGATTTTAACGTATTCGTTTGATGCCACCTTCAATTTAAAGCGATTACGTTTGACTGGTGCGATTGGCCAAGCAGAAACAAGAACATTTGATCCATATACAAACAAATACAATGATAAAAATGCTATAAATTCAAGCAACCAATTCAATGAAAATAACACTGGTGGACTTGAAAAAATTAAGTATGGTGACGATCAAAATAAAACAACAAAAAGATATGTTAAAATCTTAGATACTGGAACATTGCCCCGAGGAACGAATCTTAATCAGCAATTAAATAAATCAAAAGAACTTAATTTTAATGTTGATGAAATTTTGATTCAATCAGCAACAAGATATAATAGTCTTTTTGCTATCAAACTTTCATTGACAATTGCAGGAGATTTTAGTATTCGTGCTGGCGATATCATTCACTGCGATTTTCCAGAGGTATCTGCAAAAACCAATACCACTTATAGTTACAAGAAAAGTGGCATATATATGGTATCGGATGTTGGTCATCGTATAACAAAAAATGGGTGTTATACAACTCTGAATTTAGTGAGAGAATCTATCGGAAGGAAACCTTTGTAACTATGGACAAATCACTTCAACAACACATCAATGATGATCGGGATGAATTAGACAATCCCAATACAAGTTCTCAACGCCGTCGTCACATTGAAGATGAACTTGATGCATTAGAACAGTATCAAATGAATCATCCTGATGATGATCATGATCCAACAGCATTAGAGCTGTATTGTGATATGCATCCAGATGCTCTGGAATGTAGAGTATACGACGATTGATGACTAATAACTTTTTCAATTCTCATTCAGGACTGACAGATCTCCAATGGTGGTTGGGGCAGGTTGTCGATGATAAAACCTGGAAAGATAATGAGAAAAGAGAAAAGTTTCAAGATGCAACACAAATTCCTGGTTATGGGACAAGATGTAAGGTAAGAATATTTGGTAGAGATAGTGCAAATAAAGATACTCCAGATGATCAACTGGAGATGGCAGAACTTTTATATCCAGTCACTGCTGGATCTGGACATAAAAGTGGATACCAGAGTGCTAATTTAAATCATGGAACTTATGTATTTGGATTTTATAAGGATGGAATTGATGCAACCGAACCGATTATTTTTGGTTGCTTAGGAAATAATGATCAGACAACACTATCAAGAAACATTCCACTAGAAGGATTTGTTCCCTTTAGTGGACACAATGGCGAAGAAGTTCCATATTATTCGATTCCAGTAATTCCTTATGGTTCGCCACAAGAAGGTAATTCGGGATCCAGAACATGTTTGGATAATACTTGCGATATTGAACAAAAAGAAGACGGGCAGCAAACAAATCCAATTCAATCAAAGTGTGATCCTGCAGAGTTATCTGCAGTTCAAAAGAAACTGCAACAATTAATCAAAGATATTGAAAACGCTAAAAAGCAAGAAAAAGAATGGAAAAATACTGTTTTAAAACCAATTAATTATAATGGGCAGCAAATGTCTTCATCTGAATATATTCAGATGAAGATTAATAATGCTGCAAAGGACATAAGTAAATTCTTCAAAGACATTATTGATGGAACTAGAAAATATGTAACAGAAAAAATTAATAATACTATGAAGGATACTTATTATAATTTGTATCCTAACGAAAGACCAAAAGCAAAAGAAGCAGTAGAGCAAGTTAACGACACACTCTCTTGTCTGTTTAATAAAATTATTTCCAATCTTTTGAAGATGATTGGAGAAGCACTCTTGGCAATGGTAAACGAAGTTATTAATGTTACTGAATGTTTTGTTAATAATTTTGTCGGCGGAGTGCTTGGAAAACTTGTTGGATTGATTTCTTCGACAATCAATGAAATTTTAAAACCACTTGAAGCACTTGTTGGTGGTGCTTTTGATATTGCGGGTCAAATTTTAAATTTTGTTGGCCAACTGCTCGGTCTTCTTACTTGTGATGAAAAACCATCCTGCGGAAATCTGAAAGAATGGAGTATTTGGGATGGTGCGGGAGCCAATACAACATTAAACTTTGATAATCTTTTCAATACTGTAGAAACTTTTGCATCAAATGCACAAGAGGTAATCGATCCAAATAATTTTGATTTTAATTTAGATTTTTCTGATATTTTCCAAGATAGTTGTTCTACGAACGCAATTCAATGTGGTCCTCCAAATGTTGTGTTTTATGGCGGTGGAGGTGAAGGTGCAGAAGCTAATGCAATCATTAGTGCTACAGGAGATATTCTTGGTGTTGATATCATTGCATCTGGATTTGGTTATACTGAACCACCATTTATTCAATTTGAAGATGCTTGTGGACAAGGAACAGGTGCAGTTGCTACAGCACTGATTGGAACAGTGACCGGTCCAAATGGCGAATCAACAACTGGTGTTATCAATGCAGTTATAGAACAATCTGGAACTGGATATCTATCGTCCCCAAATGGAGATCTTGGTGGTAGTGGTAGAGTATGGGCTACAAGATGTCAATCAACGATTTATAGAGCAAACGGAACCTGGGATACTCCATATAATGGGGGAGAAATTATGAGTATCAGAGCAGGTGATACTGTGAAACTTGCAGGACAACCACAATATGTCGCTACTGAAGATCAATCAATCACTGCCCCAGGTTGTCCACCAGATGATCCAAAAGTTGGAAATCCTGGATCATCTGAAACTGCAATACAACCAAGTTCTACAACAGCACAATATCCTGTAGTTCTGTATCTTTGCAATACTATAGTTACAAATCCAGGAGTTGCTTATAGCACTACTGATAAGATTATTATTTCTCCAGATAAAGGAGCTGTACTTGAACCAGTATATGGTGCGTTTGGAAGTTTAGAAAATGTCAAGATCATTTCATCTGGAATTGGATATACCGTAGCGCCAGAAATTTACATTGAATCAGAAACAGGATATAATGCAAAGATACTTCCAGTGTTCTGTGTAAATAGAGTTGGAGATGTTCCTGAAGCAGAAGCAACTGTTCCTCCAGGAGAATCAATTCTTCAAGTCATCGATTGTGTAGGTAAAGTATAATGTCAGAGGTTAAAAATCCCGACTCTTTAAGATACGGCACCAAAGATGGTGAAATAAAGTTTGGACATATTCACAATGACAATCAAATTTCTGCCTTTATGGTTAGAAGTGGCTCTGATATCAGACATTACATGTCTATGGATGCTACTGGAGGCGAAGGTAGAAAAGGTGGAACAATTAATCGATGCCCAGGAACATATCAAATCAAATGTGGCGATGATGTAACAAGCGATCCTGAAAATGGAAAACCAGCATTTTATGTTGAATGTGTAAATGGTGATATTATTTTCAGTGCAACTCGCGGAAGAATTAAGTTTCAAGCAGAGAATATAGAGTTTCTTGCAAGTGGATCAGACAATAAGAATGGTGTGATTACACTGAAGTCCAATGAAAAAGTTGAGATTATATCAAAAAATGTAGAGATCAATGCTTCTTCAGTTGCAAAGTTCTTTTCATCAGGAACTACAAAGGTTATTGGCAATGCAATTCTAGACATTTATGGTGGTTTAGCTGCTTGTGCAACGGGAGCAGATAAACTTAAGAAGTCTAAATATGGTGGAACTGCAGAAACTGAGAATAATAAAGTTGGAGGTTAATTATGCAATTTAGTGACGTTGCTGTAGGTAAAAGACTTTTTGTTGGTGAGGGAAACCCAGAAATTCTAGGAAGAGGTCCAACCGAAGTTCGTGGATCTGCCTATGTAGAAGGTCCACAAATTGTTGGAGATCCATCAGTTTATAATACGCCCCAACCAACAGAGTTGGGTACATTGATGCTGGGTGAAACAAAGAATAGTGATATGAAACCTATTCCGTTTTATTCGTTGTTTGTAAAAACCTATGCAAGAATTAAAAGTTTTTTGAAAGTTGAAAAACTTTTGACTGTGGAACTGATCAAATCAAAGATCATTTACGCAGAAGTTATAATGGCAAGAACCAAAAACTTCATTATTGATCATCCAACAAAAGAAAATAAGAAATTGGTTCATGCATGTCTTGAAGGTCCAGAGAATGCAGTATATGTAAGGGGAAGAGTTAGAAATACAACCAAAATTGAATTACCAGACTATTGGGCAAGATTAGTTGACCCAAGAACGATTACTGTCTGTTTAACTCCTGTTGGTTCTCATCAAAATGTAACGATTAAAAGATATGATAATCAAGAGATTCATCTACAAGCAAATGGTGGTATGCCAATTGATTGTTTCTATCATGTCTTTGGTGAAAGAATCGATGTTGAAAGATTGGTGACGGAGATAGATGCATGACATTTACATATAAGGACTACGGAACCTTTACAGGTCCGAATAGTACTAGTGGAGATTATAATTACGACGAAGTTTCAAAAGAAGATTTTTGGTATACAGATTTGCCAAGTGATTCTTCTTTTAAATTATCAGATCTTGCTGCAGTATTATTTCACAGCACTGGAGATTATGTAGGATTCTATTGTAATGGAACATCAACGCAGTTGATGACCTTGGCTCACAGCAATGGAAATATTCCAACACTTCGAGTAAATGCAGATAATAGCATTGTGAATGGAAAGATTCTTGCGAATGGTGACATCATTACCAATGGCAACATTGCGATGAATGGTGTCGTAACACTTGCAGGAGTCGGAAATCTTGCAACGCAAGTTAATTTAGGATTAACGCAACCAGCAAAACCATTTGACATTCCCCATCCATCTAAAGAAGGGTATCGATTACGTTATGTATCTTTGGAAGGCCCTGAGATTGGGGTTTATTATCGTGGTAAACTTGATGGTGAGCACATCATCAAACTTCCAGACTATTGGAAAGATCTGGTTCATGAAGATTCAATCACAGTTCAGTTGACAGCGTGGAAATATCCAGATCCAAGTTTATATGTTAAAGAAATTACATCAAAAGAAGTTATCATTGGATCTGAAAAGTTAACAAAAATTTATTGTAACTATACTGTTTATGCAGAAAGAAAAGATATGGATAAATTGATTGTTGAATATGAAGGACAATCTCCAAAGGATTATCCTGGACAAGATTGGTTAAACATGAGAGGAGAGTGATATGGCATTTGCAAATACTTCATTGTCTGTTATTGGAATATTAACGACCAGCAATCTAGCACTGGGAATCGGAACCACTGGCGTTCTTCCAGAGGTCATTGGTATTTCCTCAGATACATTACAAAAATGGAAAGTACCTGCTGCTTACATTGATAACGTTCTTGTAGGATTTTTAACAAGTATTAACTTAAAAAAACAACAAATTGTTTCAATTGCAACGTCTGCAGCGGCCGTATGTGGAATTTCAACGACTGCTGCTGGTGTTGATGCAGTTTATAATAGTGTGTCTAATGGCGTGATTGCCATTGGCGCTACAAATATTGGAACAAATGTAGGTCTCGCAACCACTGCAATCGTTGGTTTTGGTACAGTATTTGCCGATACATTGGTTGCTTATCAGTATCCAAATTTGGAAAACGGAAATTATACAACAGATAATCCAATCGAAAGTCCATCAAATGTTTCTGTTACATCATCAAACGCTGGTATCGGCAAAATAACAACCTTTACTCAAAACAATGGAACAAGTCTTGGAAACGTATTTGCAATTACAGGAGGAGGTGGATCTTGTACTGGATGGGCAAGTTCTATTACTAGTTTGATTAATGAAATTGCAACTCTTAGAGCTGGAATTGCAACGTATGTAACCGCAGTAAATTCCGTAAAGAATTACAAACACGCTCAACAATTGGATTATTGGTCGTTGAACAAAGTTGTCAATCTCACAAATGCTCAGATTGATGCTAATAAAATTATTTTAGACATTCTGAACAATCCTGCATATGGTGGGCCCTATTGACGGGTGAGTGGGTTTCACCTATAATAGCCAAGTAATCAATCGACCCCAAATGAAAGACGAGTATCTGTCACGATGCGTCGTGGATCCAGTTAAACGTACAGTATATCTGTATTCTACTGAAGGTTCTGAAAAAGAAGTCAAGTGTGACACTGTTGATGAGTTCATGAATGTATTGAACTTTGTTCGTGATACTGTAGGAGAAGACGTTCTTTCTTATGCAAGTCCTTTATGAGACCTGAAACAAGACAATCGATGGAAATGCTGTTTGCAGCAAAGTGGAATGTTCCAACTGCAGCAAAAAATTGTGGTCTTACAAACAAAGAGATGAAGATCACGTTTAATGAATACTGCCGTTTACATCCGCAGACTTACGTGCTAGAATCTAGAGACCAACTCAGTTTGTTCTGAGTTTTTTATGGGGCGGTGACGTAACTGGTAGCCGTATCAGACTTAAAATCTGCTGGGAGTATTCCCGTGCGGGTTCGATTCCCGCTCGCCCTATGGGTTTAATTAACCCTAAATACACAAAAGTAGGAATTATCCTATGAAGTACCGCCTTGATGCCAGATACGTTTGGTATAATGAAGGAACACAAATTGTTCTAATGTATTTTATAGAAGGCATTCCGTTTACTTTTGACGAACTTCCAGATGAATGCATATTTGATCTGGAACTCATATCAGTAGCAGACAAAGAAAGACGTTACGAACCAGAAGATCTGTACAAAACATCATTCTATTTGATTGATGAACAATGTCATCCAATGCTGTTCGAACTTGAACTGGAAAATCCAGAAATGTTACCTGCTGATTAATTGCCTCTGTAGCTCAGTGGTAGAGCAGCGGTTTTGTAAACCGCTGGTCGCAAGTTCAAATCTTGTCGGAGGCTCTGAGTTTCTTAACTCCAATGTCATTAATTTCACAAAAAGACCGCCAAATGGTCATTGAAGCATTAGAATACTATGTCTATGATATGGAAAAAAACAACTGCAATGAAGCAGCAATTTATTCCTACAATACCCTCCTCAATTGGATCCGACTGGAGTATTTCAAGCATGAAGATTAATCTGTGGTATTGTAAAGACATGAAACAATGGCGTTGGACCTTGACTGACGATTCACGTCCTATCGTAAGGCAAGAGAGCGGACAACAACCATTTCTTCGTGATGCTATGAACGACGTGGCAAATACTGTAGAATATATGATGGGATGTAAACAACCTGAATGAAGTCTGATTATTACATAGATAGGGTGAGTAAAGATGATATCAAAGATCTCCTTTATACTCACCATTATCTAAAAGACGAATCAAAAGATTTTAAATCTGGTTTCAATTATGGACTCTACCGCAAGTCATTTACAGATGTTCTTAGATTGGGGCCCTGTCTTGGTGCTTGCGTCTTTACTGGTCTACCAGTACCTGAAATCGCAGTAGGAGCATTTGGATTAAATCGTGATGAACAACAAGGAATTTTTGAACTTTCAAGACTTTGCATCGAACCTAACACACAGTCATGCGAATATAACATCACTTCTTGGTTTGTGTCACGGGCGATTAGACAACTTCGGAAAGATACTGAAGTTAAAGCAATCATT